TTAAAATTTTTAGACACATAAAATAAAAAATTTTACATTCAAACTAATTTTGAATGTAAAACAATAAACAATAAACTAGAATGATGTAATATTATATTTATTATATAAGTTCTGAACTTCTTTGTGTTATATTTGTTGTGTCTTCTGTAGTCATAATTTTTTTAAATTCATCTGTAGTTACATAATTTTCAAAATAATTTTTCAACTCTTGTCCACTTTTAAAGTTATATTTTTCATTTATTTCAAAAAGCTTGTCGCATAATAATACCGTTCTTATTCCAAAATTTATTTTGAATTTATCCCATTTATTTTTTAGTAATTTAGACCTAAAAAAACTAGAAAAAAATATTAAAAATCTAGAATCACTCACTGATGTCATACTTGAACCCTGAATGTAAAGACCAACAATTTGAAATATATAATTGGACACTATCAATGCATCAAGTTCAATATCTTTATTATTTTTTGTGAGTTCTCTGACGCGATGTTCCGTAGTAGGGTCGTCTTTTTGCCAAGGGAAAAAAAATGAATTTATTAAATTTGGACACGTCTCTTTATATTTTTCTAAAACATCCAAGGTTTGAATATAAGTGTCCTTTATTGATTGAATGGTATCTTTTACTATGCTATCTTGATAATTTGTTTTAAAAAGCAAATAGGTAATGTATATTCCCATTGCTAAAATAAATTGACTTGCTATTGGCATTCTTGTTACAAATCTATCTAACAATGAATTTTTTTTATAGAATGTTGACGCATATATCAATATTAATAAAAATATAAAAAAACTTATACCAATTGTAAGTGTATTTAACATGTTTTATATATTATACCTATAAAAAAATGTGCTTGTTTATATTTACCACTTTGTTTTTTTTACACTAATTTTGGGACCTTGGCCGCGCTTTTTGGCATTATTTGGGTCATACTTTTCATCTTCTTCGTCTGAGTTGATATCTTTACTGAGTTCCCAGAACTCTTTTGAACCCAACTTGAAATCATTGTGTGAATCGGCTTTGTACCAGAACACTTGTTCGTGCAATCTGTTTGATTTTGCATTATTGTTAATCACTAAGCACTCATAATTTTCTGTGCACTGGTCCATGACCTGACAAAAAGACTCAAAAGTTGGAAACATACCCGCATAATTCTCATAGATGCGCTTTCTATTCGCAATATATGGTTCTCTCAAAATAAATACATAATCTATGTTGGTTCTCAGTGTGGGGGGAATACCCAAAGGATATTGCATTGTGATGATAAGCATAATCTTCCAATGTCGACCATTCATAAAGAGAAGACGCATCATTTTATCGCGAGTCCATGTTCCGTCATATAAACAATCATCAAGAATTACAAATGCTCGTGGGTCAATTGTACTGCGTTTAAAGGTCTCCATCTCTTTTTTAATCTGCTTTAAAACAGACTTTTGACGCTTTAAAATATTCTCAACGATTGCAGTATTGTATTCATTATGAATGAACAACTTTGGAACCATTTTTCCGTAAAAACCATTACCTTCTTCTGTTCCGGCGACCACAACGCCAATAGGAATGTCTTGATGATAATATAACAAGTCTCTTACAAGGAAAGACTTACCAGTGTCACGACGACCAATTAAGACCACGACTGGACCTTTAGATTCATTTGGTTTAAAACTAATAGTTTTCATATCAAATTTCTTGAGTTCTAAAGTCATGATATTCTTGTTATTGTTACTTTAGAAAATTCATTCAAATTAGAAAACGCATTTAAAATGCAATTTTACTAAAATACTAGATATAGCAAAATTATTGTCAAATGAGTTAAAAAATAGTATAATTAATATATTATTTAGCTAATGGACAATAGCACTCTTAAAATTCATTATGAGAAGAGAAAGAATTCCGAATTATTCAAGTCTCTTCAAAAGGAGGAATTTACTTTTCTCTCTGAATTACAAAATTATATACCTATTTACAAGCGATTCTTCTTGTTAAACGAATCAAATTACAACTCATTGAACCTCAATCATTCATGGTTTTTAACCAGCGTAAAAAACGGAGTTGCTGATAACAAAAATTTATACAACTGTGCAATTCAAAATCTTGAAACTAGCAAAACAAAGAAAAAGCAAGTATTTTTCAAAATGGCTCCTTTACTAGACCCATTTAAATACTTAATTGGCAAATATAACGCAAATGATCCAACATTGTTTAAATTGCCAAAGTTAACTTCAGAAATTGGAAATGTTCATCCAAAGTTATTGGATTCTAATAATTCTGCATATGTTGACGGATTTTTCTCTTTTATCTCAAGCAAGCTTATTTATAATCATGATTTTGTAAATGGGGTTGATTACTATGGTTCCTTTTTGGGAATTAAAAAGGAGTTCAAGCTAAACATCGTTGATGATTTAGATTATCTTTGCAAATCAGAGTTCTTCAATAAATACAAGAATAACAAGTTTCAAGTTGAAGATTATAGTTTTTTATATGAAGAAGATAAGCCTCACGTAAAACCACCAATAAAAATAGAGCATAATCTAAGTAATAAATCTACTTTATCTATTAAGTCAATTGATAATACTATATTTGAAGACCTTTTTTCAACTGAAGGACAACAACTAACGCACTTAACTCTTGATGATTTGAAAGAAAATAACATAGAATTACTTGATATTACAAATTGCGAGTCTTTTAACGCGAAAGAAATGCGAACAACGACTATAAAATCATCTTCAACGTGTTCATCAAGAACATCTCATACATCAAATGGTGAAAGCAGCAAAGGGTCCTGTAATAATTGCGAAGATGTGTCGGGTAATAATGAAGATGAAAATGACGAAGAAGACGATCATGATAATTGGACGGATGATAATTCAAACTCAAACTCAAACTCAAATTCAAGCGAATCATGTGAAGAACAACAGATTTTTGCAACCATTCCTGAATTTCCAGTTCAAGTTATATGCATGGAAAATTGCGAAAATACATTTGACGATTTGATTATGAACGAGGAACTAACGCATGGTGAATGGTTTTCTGCATTGTTTCAAATAATAATGATTCTAATTACATATCAAAAGGCATTTTCATTTACACACAATGACTTGCACACAAATAATGTTATGTATAACTCAACTGATGCAAAATACCTTTACTATTGTTACAAAAAGACCTATTACAAGGTTCCAACTTATGGTCGCATCTTTAAAATGATTGATTTTGGAAGAGCTATTTATAAGTTTGATGGTAAGTTATTTTGCAGTGACAGTTATCAGCCCGGGGGTGATGCATCTACACAATATAACACTGAACCATATTTTAATGACAAGAAGCCGCGTTTAGAACCCAATTATAGTTTTGATTTGTGTCGTTTAGCGTGTTCTATTTTTGATTATATTATTGACGACTTAGATGAAATAAACGATTTAGAAAAATGCGAACCCATTGTTAAGCTTATTTATGAATGGTGTTTAGACGACAATGGCATAAATATCCTTTATAAAAACAACGGTGTAGAGAGATATCCAGACTTTAAGTTATACAAGATGATTGCGAGATGTGTTCATCACCATACTCCCCAAGCTCAACTTGAGAGAGATGACTTTAAAGTATTTGTTACACCAAAGTCTAATATTCCTCAAAATGAAATGGTTGTTAATATAGATAATATTCCTAATTTTTCACTTGAAACAAATCAAACAAATCAAACAAATCAAAATGTTTAAATTTTAAAGTTATTTTATTTGCAATAAATAAAATGACTTCTACGCCAGATAATTTTGGATTTATAATCACAAGACACGTGACTTCAGATACAACCAATAAGTATTGGAATGAATGTATAAGACATATTAGGGGGCAATATCCTTTAAAAAAAATTGTTGTTATTGATGACAATAGCGATAAAAAGTTTTTAAAAGCCGAATATGAATATAGAAATGTAGAATACGTTGAATCAGAATATCATAGGCGAGGCGAGCTTTTGCCCTATTATTACTTCTATAAAAATCACTATTTTGATAACGCGGTTATAATTCATGATAGTGTTTTTATGCAACAACGCGTTCCGTTTGAACACTTGATTAAAAAAGGAATAAAGGTTCTACCATTGTGGCATTTTAACAGTGAGAAAAAAGAAAATGTTAATAATACATTGAGAATCGTAAACGGTCTTACAAACAATTATGACATAATACTTAATCTCACACACAACAAAGAATATGATGTATTAGGTCCCACAAATAAAGAAATATGGTCTGGTTGTTTTGGAGTGCAAAGTTTTATTAATCGTGATTTTTTAATTGGCTTGAGAGACAAATACAATTTGTTCAACATGTTGAACTTTATTAATTCTCGGTCTGATAGGTGTTGTCTGGAGAGAATAATGGGAATCATATTCTTTGTTGAATATTTGAGACTATTAAAAATACCTTCGTTGTTTGGAGACATTAAATCTTACTGCGAATGGGGTTATACATATAATGAGCATTGTGAGAACATTCGCAATAGACGGATACCCAAATTGCCAGCGGTAAAAGTTTGGAGTGGAAGA